TACCAGTTTCATGAAGTTTGGCCGTCCTTATTTTACCAACAGTAAGTAGTTGAACCCCATGAACAAGTGCGATTGGACGAGGGCCTGTGTATAACTACACGCATCATTGGTCGTTGCGTAGAAAGCCATTTATGGGCTTTCTTAATCAAACTCGATCAATGGTCCAACCCCAGCATCCTTCAACGTATAGAAGTCGCAATCAGCCCCGGAGACGATCTTGCGGGCCATTTCGAGATTCCCCGACCCGTCCCAGTTGCCTTCGAATGATTCCTGGTCCAGGAGACCTATTTGTGACAGTTTCTTCCAGACATGGGTATTCCCCGTGCACGGGTTCGGTACGTTCACCCCACAACAGGTGTTCGCCTCCTCCCTCCAGTGAGGTCCGGTGTTGACGAAGTCCGGACACCCCAGCCTGATCCCGTACTTCTTGGACAGATCGAGGAGTTGCTGAAGAATCGGCTTCCACTGAGCATCCTGGTTCATCCACCAGATACGCTCTATGTCCAGACCGATCCCGTGGAGCCGCTTGGCTACGAACTCGTTCAGGTGTAGGTTGTACGTATTGTACGACGGAATCCCGGCGGACTTCAGCCGCTTCAATGCCTCCTCGAACTCGTGGACTGTATGAAACCCTGGAATGAACGGTTCCCCGTTTACCCCGATGGGCACGCCCTTCTTCGCCAGCCACTTCAGGTGAGCCAGCCGCTGGTCCGGTCGGTTCGTCCGTCGTCGTTCGAGGATCTCCCAGTCACGATCCCATCCGGGAGAGATCGCTGGCATGACCGTGATCAACCCGAGCTTTCCGGCTTGAACAATCTCCCGGCGATAGTCCATCATGACGTCTGTGTGCTGCGTTTGGATAACGAACGACCACTTGAGGTCGATCAGGGTCCGGAACACCTCGGGGGCAATCCTCCACTGGCGCTCCGCCCGTTGAAAGGGATCGGCTTTGTTCCCCCACCTGATTGTTCGCTTCCGGCTTAAACAATTAGCTAGGGGGCTCCGGGGGTTCTTGTTTTTCAACCCGGCTTCGAGCTTGCGCCGGAACCCCTCTGTGTTCAGCGGACGCAAATCCTGGCCCCAAGTCCGGTTCATGAACCGGAGGTAGCAGTGCCAGCAATCGGTCAAGCAGTTCCAGTAGGAGTCCAACGAAAGAGAAAGGGGACAGTACACACTGTCCCCCCTTACACTCAAGCCGGTGGATAACCGGCTATCACCCATTGTATTTGACTTTGCCTCCTTCGTCGATCTCCAGCAGGTCAAGCTGCTGAAGGATTTGGATGCCGATCCGGGCGCACCAACGGGCTTCCTTCTCGTTGTCGGTTCCGCCGTTGTCCACGTACAGCTGATTGGCCTTGATCGTCAGGTCGTCCTCGGTCTTGGCGGTCTTGACCACTTCGGCAAATGCCATAGGGCGGGAGTAGCCCTTGGGAGCTTTGGCCTTGGGAGCCGGTTTTGCTTTGGGTTCGGCTTTGGCCTTGGTCTGGGTCGGGGTCGGATTGTTCAACTTGTTCAGGACGTACTCCTTGAGCTTCTTGATGTCCTTCCGGAACGGCGGCGGGACCGCAATGCGCTCGGTCTTGGCCACTGCCAGGATGTCGTCGATCTTGCGTGACTTGCTTACCTTGGCAATGAGTTCCTCGTCGATCTCGGGGGCTTCCGCCTCCGGTTCCGGCTCTGGCTCGTCCTCGGCTTCACCGTCGTCGGCTACGGTCGCAGCGTACTCGATCCCCAGAGCATCAAGCGTGTCAGCGGTTTCCGCCTGGATGGTGTCGGAAGCCTCCAGCTGACCGGCCACCTCCGTTACTTCCTCCAGCAGCTCGTCGTACTCTACATCGGTCGGGATCTCGTCCCCTTCTTCGAACTTCATGAAGCTGTTGAAGTCTTCGGCAACCGCCTGAAGTTGTTCGAGCGTTGCTTTCGGTTCTTCTTTCTTCTTCCCTCGTTTAGGTGCCATTGTTCCCTCCTTGGGTTGGTTTGGCTGGTTGGTTCGTCGGGGCCTTTCCCCGCAAGTGTTATATTATACCCAAATTTGAAAAAATCTGCTAGTATGAGGACAAAATAGGTTTACCTTGTTCAAGACTTTGAAGGATTACAACGCCTTTGCTATCGTCGAACTCTTCCTCACGGGTTAGCAACTTGCCCAGGCGCATGACCTTTCTGCGCTTCTCGCTCTTGGTTTGGTTAAGTGTTATCATACCCGTCACGTGAGCGTTCTTCGTCTTAGACTCGCTGAAATGCTTCTCGGTAATCCACCTGGCATCGTAGGACAACGTATCAGACTGAGAAGCGGAAACCACAAGGCAGTGGCGTTCCTGGCTCACCCGGCGGGTCCCGCCCCAAATATCGGAAATCCAATGACGGGTCTGTTCCCCCTGGTGCTGGTGATCGGGAATAAGCAGGTCCATGTAGTCGATTAGGACCACATCCGGCACAAAGCCGTCTTCGTCCTCCCAGCGGTCCAGCTGACGTTCGATACCCCCAACGCTGAGGGTCTTGTTCGGGAACGCCACGAGCTTCATGCGGGACTTCTTCCCCCATCTCTTGGCCAGCCGTTTGCCCGCTACGGCAGCGGCGTGTCCGTCCAGGGGAGATACTGGGGGTCGTACCTTCAGCCACGAGGCACCCATGTAGCCGGGTTCCTCGCCAGGGTTATTGCGACAGTGGACGCACGGAACGTGATCCGGACAGTCTTCGAACGACAACGGCTCGTTCGTATCCGGATTCATCACGCCGAACGTCCCTGCCCGGTTCGGATTCGTGCAGGAGTCGTCCTGGTTATTCCGGCAGTCCAGGACCGGCACGAGGATCTCCCCGCAGTACCGGGGCCTGGGGGATCTCCCGGCAAACCTCGTTCCATACCGAACCTCCATCTGAGGCAGGGTCATATCCCCTGCGGACAGGAACGCTACGTTGCGCCCAGCCCGACGAGCCCAGATGGACAGTTCTATCAGCATCCAGGTTTTCCCCCGCTTCTCCGGTCCCAGCAGGGTGACGAAAGCATCCCGGACAAACAGGTCGTTGAGGAACTGTCCGGCTCTGCCCGGTAGCTTGAACAGGGGCTCCTGGCTGTGTTCGAAAGCGTGGACCATGGAATCCCTGTCCGTGAACGGATCCACCCCGGACGACTCCGGACGGGATATGCTCTTGTATCCGGACCACTCTGCGCGTGCCCCCTGGACATCCCCTTTAGCAAGCAGACTCTTGACGCTGGCGGTCTTCTGTTGTAGGTTCCGGGTCTCGAAGTATGTCTCAGCCCGGTCCAGTAGGTACTCGGCGTTGAATTCCACTGACCTGTCGTACTCGTCGGAGACCGATTCCAGCAGGGTCCCAATCAGCTTCTCTTCGTCCTCGTCCAGGTTCCCCCGTTCGATCTCCTCCCGGTATATGTCCTCAATGTGGACTCCCGGAGCGTGCCCGAACTTCCGATGGTAGTCCACGCACCAGGTCATCGCCTTCAGCGCCCAGCGGGTCTCGATCAGATCCGGACGGAATAGACTTTGTACCTCCTTGAGAAATCGGTCGGATACGATCATGCCCAGGACGATCTGACGCTCTGGGCTGTCTTCGACCGATCTGCGCTTGTACCTAGCCATGAGCAATCCTCTTATCGCCACCAGCGGACAGGATCTGGACCGGGAGGCACATGCCACGAATCCTGCTCACCAGCCGGTCATCCCCGAACCGTTCAATCATTTCGTCCAGCGATAGGTTGGAGGTTATCACAGTGGTCAGTTCCCGTTCGTACCGCTTGTTAATTATCAAGTACAAGGTCGACAGCGTCCAGTCGGAGATCTTCTCCGCCCCGAGGTCGTCCAGGCACAACCACCCTACGGTAGAGCAGGAGGAAATCAACTCCCGCTCATACCGGGGATCGTTCCCATACGAGCTTCTGAGTTCAAACAGCATCTCGGGTACGTTCACCCAGCGAAAGCCCCGACGTTGAAACCCAGGGTCCTTCTCTAGCAGGTGCAATAGTAAGGCAGAAGCCTGGTGGGTCTTCCCGTGTCCGGCATCCCCGTAGAGGAACCAGCCACGGTCGTGCGGATCTGGGAGATTGACAGCCTGGTCTTTCTCCAGCTGTCGGATAACGACGGGGGGAATCCCACTGGGAAGGAGATGGGCGGGGAATCCGCTGTTCATAGCGGTCTTCCTCCGGTGGGTGAAGCACTCGGTGGCCCCGTTCGATAACGGGATACCGCAAACACTACATTTACTAA